AGGTCAACTCAGCATCGTTCACCACTACCACATCTACCCAACAGGTCAAACTTACTTTCAATCATCCAGTCAAGGCTTTATACTGGTATGCCCAGGAGGGCACATATCTCGACAACAACTGGTTGTCCAACTGGACTGATCGCCCATCTGAGCCGGAGGACGAATACTATTCAGTCGAGCCAGTCCATTCGAGGAATCCAGTTCGCACTTCCAAGTTGCAGCTTAACGGCCATGATCGATATGCCCAGCGCGATGGAAACTATTTCTCGATGGTTGAGAACTATTACCATAACTCCGGCGGAGGAAGGTATCCAGGCCTTAATCAGTATAACTTCGCGCTTAAGCCCGAGGAGCACCAGCCAAGCGGTTCGTGCAACTTCTCGCGTATCGACAACGCGACTCTGTCAATGACTCTTGCTTATGCCGATGGTTCTACTTCGCACAGTGGCAACATCCAGGTTTACGCTGTCAACTATAACGTTCTCCGTATTATGTCCGGTATGGGAGGCCTTGCGTATTCTAACTAATCGCATTACATAATGCACATCATTTATTTTTTAATAAAAAAAATGTTTTATTAAAAAATAAAAGGCTACCAACCACGATTTATATAATATTCTGGATCACGGCTATCTAATATTCGTCTATTTTTATAAGATACAGTGCAATCAGAATTATGTCCTGTTCCGTTTTCTTCAAAAAGATAAATAGATTCTTTAGAAATAGTTGTAATAATAATAAAACATGAATGACAATGACCCCATCCTGTCGACATGTCCATACGTCTAACTAATAGCATATTATTTGCAATCTTAAAATCAAATGTATCACAGTGCTGTGATGGACAAAGGGTTATTTTATAATCTATATCATCTGGAAAATAATATAAAGGAATTGCTTTTATTAATATATTAGATGCACCAATTTCTATTTTTAGTTTTACTTCATTAATACTTAATTTGCGATCTGGCGAAATATTGCAGTGTTGCGCAAGACAGGAATACATATCATAACGCGGACCGATGCTATAAGAAAAAGGATTATTCCTTAAAAAAGATATAATCATTATTAACATTAATGGATTTTTAGGTTTCGGTGATAGTATAAATAGATTTACAAGAATACCAAGTAACATCTGGGTTTTCTGAAATAATATCATCTATTACTAAATAAGGCACTAAGTCAACATCAGCATATACTCCACCGGAATGGTATAACCTACAAAGCCTCCATAAATCGGCTTTATACATCCCTTCGGGAATTTGCATAAATAACCAAACAAGGTATTCGTTGTAATTATCACGTAAAAATTTAATACAATCAGCATCTAAACTAAAATCAATTTTATAACTAGGATTTAAATCCAACCATCGTTTAGGAACATGAGGAGGCAACTCTTTTTTATAAGTCATATAAATAGTTTTATTCATATAATATTATAGAAATGTTACTCATAATTATATTAGTTCATATCACATAATCTTCTATCTAAATGAAATACAAATTTAAATCCATTTTCTTCGTAATATCTCTTATTTTGTAGGTATGCTTTATGATTTACCCAAGCAATCATACTGTTATGAGTGCAAAATGAAATATGCACATGTTCGACAATATTAGAATTTGCAAATTCAAGACTGCTATTAGAGTAAGGTATACAGGTATACCCATGAAATAATATACAATAATAATTATAAACTAAATCATCAAAGACAAACCAGGTATACCTATGCAATAACTCAGCATCAAAAGAAATCCATTGCAAAAAATGCGGTATATGTTCAGAAACGTAACACGGAATGTTAGACCACCAGGTATACCTCCGATATCCATCAGAAAGATAATGTAATTCTTCATGATAAATAGGATCAATTAATAAGGTTAAACTGTCTTTAATAATGTTATTAACTGAACTATTTTGCCCATAGTGCAAAATCTTTGCCCCTGCAATTTTTTGAAAAACATTATGCATGGGTATTCCCCCAGAAAGAAACATTATCTCCGAATCGATGCAACTAATGTAATCATATTGCATATGTAGCATTTTCAAAGCATAATATTTTTTTATTGAGACAAAAGAATTTGTCTTATGTAATATTTCAAGACTGCAAAAATCTTCAATGATTAAATATTGCACTGGCGTTGTTTCGTGTTCAATGAAAGCATCTTTTTCTGAATGAGTAGTAAAAACAAAATGTAAATCATATGACTCATCGGCATGTCGCGCTTTTTCTTTTATTATTTCATGACCATAATTAAAATGCTTTGGATGTAAAGGAATAACAAGTGCTGATTTGTTTTTCATTTTATACTATATTCTTTTATATTATTATTATGAATTCAATCTGAGATATTATTGGATTTTTAACTGGCATTATTTTATATAATTTTGTAAAATTGTTTATATTTAAGTTTATTATATTTTTATTGAAATAGTTCCAGTTACATAAATAAGTGCCCGTTTTTAGAGGAATACCTCAAGTAGTCGCCGTGAGGTTGCCAATCTTACCACCCTTTTTTTGCCCATTAGCCACTTGGATATGGGCATTTATGCTCTCAACAGAGCAATTCATCGCGGACAATCCAGGAAAGGCCAGTGAGGTAAGGGCTTCGACAGCCTTTCTACACGATGTGCTCAAACAAGTCCACGGGTTCGCAAAGAAGTATAACACAACTATCAAGTTTGCCCATCAAAAAGCATGCATAATCACGTTCTCGATAGACTCAGCCTGGCGCCCACTTTTTTTTAATATCATGCAAGAGCACTCCCGCATCAAGTTTTCTTGGAGAACTATCACAATAAGTGCAGTGCACCTCGAATTATTGGCATTGAAGCGTTTGAGGACATGGCGAAAAGTCATAAAAAAAGTGTCTAGGATACTCGGCATAACAATATGAGTTTATTGTGAATTTGTCTGATTTTTTTTATTATAATATACTTTGGGTTAATGCAAAGTATTAATCATAATAATTATGGAACACATGAGTCATGAATTATCCGGAAAGAAAATTATGTATATGTTTTTTCAAACCGTGAAAGCCACTCACAAGTTGGACTTTTGCGGACGCCACATATATCGTATTGTCGGAAGTATGCTTGAGTCAATATGTTGCAAACGAATGCAGCAAATGATTCAGGGGATTCCATTGGAATTTTTGTCCCTGGTTTTCCGAAGAACATATCCCACTTTGCAGAGATGGTGTCGAAAAGGATACCTGGAGCATTATGCATATTATAGTAATGCGCAGTGTAGTGTAGTGTAGTGTAGTGTGCAAACTAGAAAAATAGCGGAAGAAACAAGTAAGTCTTCCTTTTAGGACGACGGACTCAGCATTGGGAAACCTTGGTTGATCCAGAAAGGATTTTAATACGGGGAAGATGCGGTGAAAAAACTCAAAATAATCCGCTTGAATATCCGCGAGTGTGGTTTCCTGATCGGGATGTTCTGAATGCCCGATTGGCTTGGAAGGCTCGCCAAAACTCATTGTGCACTCAGATATAAACCGCAACTAAAACAATTTAAAAAATAATGGCAAAGATAGATGATTAGATATAAAAAATTTCTTATATTGAGCTCGAAGATTTGGTATATTCATATTATAATAGATTATGTAAAAGTAATAGATAAATTGCCAAAATATATCTTATTTTTTATAATTACGTATAATATTTATGAACAATATTGCACTCTTGCGCGATTAATAGCATTAAAGATGATTGGAATTATATAAATCCTATGGAATTTTATAATGATTATTATTTAACAAATAAAGACTATCTTCTAATAGATTTACGCAAGGAAAAAGAATACAAAAAAAATGCATATAAAAGGCGCGAAAAAATATTTTTTGGTTAAATATTTTAGACAAAAAACATTTAAAAAAGTTAGACAAAGCAAAACTTATAATCTTAAATTGATATTATAGTAGCCAGGTCTTAACTATTTTGCGCATGTTAGGTTATAATGTTATTTCGATAAAGTATGGCTATTGTTTAACGCCTACAACCTGAGTGCCAGATGCAGGATGGACTGCCTATAATATCTGATAATTGCGAATAAAAGTTATGTTTTTATAAGTCATATAGATTGTTTTGTTCGTATACGGTTTTGTTATAAATGATAATTTAACGTATATGAAACGTTTTCTTTATGGAATAATAAATGAAAATGCGTTGAAAATAATAATTTAATAATTACGCGTTATACTATCATCATAATTTGTATAACCGAATATTTTTTTTAGTTGAGATGGTAATTCTATCGTTTTTGTTAGAATTAAAATAATGACTATCATCAAAGCAATAATAACTGTTAATAATGCCATTAATTTTATTTTGCTTTTGAAATCAGCTTTTTTATAGCGTGCTGTTGCTATTGCTCCATAATTCGGATTATATTTTGTTCCATAATTCGGATCACTTTTTAATTGTTGTTTCGTTGGGTTTAATAATGCTATTGGGTCATAATTGCGCGATTCTCCTCTTGGATTTGGGATTGGCATTTATAATTATAATAAATAAAATAATTAATTTAAAATCGACTTTAGTATAATAGGGCTTTTATAATTGATATTTTATTTATACAAAGTAAAAACAAATGATAGAACGTTTTGAGCAATTATCTGCTGATTTTATTGAGGATAATCCACAACATGTCAATTTTATAAGATATAATTTATTGTTGCAAAGAGTTATACATATCATTAAAGATATACAAGAGATATCATGTATTGCTCGTGGACTGCGCTACATTATAATAAGGACATTAAAAGGAAATTATATCACAATTTCTATAAAAAAAGAATGTTCATTCCTGAGTTTTAGTGCAAACGTGCCCGAAATATGGACTTTTGCGGTTGATATACTTGAAACTCCTGATGTTTTTATTTTTGCTTTAATCAATTATGAAAAACTGATTATTAAATAGTTTATAATAAATAAAGCATAAAACATAAAGAATAACGACAACAACATAAAGCATAATGACGACAGCATTTTGTGTGTGGGTGCTTGCATTCTTCAATGCAACGGCGTGTTATAAGGAAGACAACGAGGCTAAGGTCGCCCTTGTCAACAAAACAAGCCCAATTTTGCGCGAGGTTCTGGCACACGTCCATGCATACTCGCTAACCCACTCAATCCATTTGGACTTTTCTAATAGAGGGGCTGACTACATCCTGATCGGGTTGTATGAAGACGGCAAATTCATCATGTGCATAAAAATGCAACTCGTGGATGATAAATTACACTGCACGTGCACATGCATCGTGGCGCGAGATCAACACGAGATTGTTGCAAAGACCAGGATAATTAGGCGTGTCGAAGGCACCGAGGTCAAGGACGTTAAACAAGGTGTCGAGGATGCATTGAACCAGATATTTCACGAATGGGTTCTTTTCAAGAACAGCATAATGTAATCGGCGAAGTATTTGTTTTTATAATATTTCAATTTTAATTTAGTATTAATCTTTGGATGTTGCATTCATAATAATAAATTAAATTTGAAAAAACAGACAAGAGAGAAAACAGAATGAAGGCTCGCCAAAGCAACCAAAGCAACCAAAGCAACAAAAGCAATCAACGCAACCAAAGCAACCAAAGCAACCAAAGCAAAACTTATAATAGTCGTGTATTAACTATTTTGTGAATACTAATTCAATAAAATAATATATATTGTGTCAGTTACAACATGGCTTACCTATTATAATTGTGAATAAAAGTTATGTTTTTATTAACTGCCGTATTTTCTTATTGAAACAGTAATTTCCTCCTTTGTTGCAGAACTCTTTCTGTCTCCGCTTATTTTCTTTGCGGAACAACGGCTTGAATCAGAACTCTTTTTTTTCTGGGCTTGTTTTCTTAATGCAAGAATTTTTACGAGTAAGTGATTTTTTATGCGAAATATGTATATTATTACTTTGCATTATGATTTTATTATTATGATTATAATAAAATCAATTACCTTATGAACATAATGCAAAGAAAATAAACAAAACAAAAACATTGTTATTTCTTAATTGACAATCTCTTTTTAGATGGCGCTCTTCCATCTATCTTCGTATCACTCAAATTAATATTTCGCAACCACACCTCATTTTCACGATGATATTTATCTAAGAAATCGCGCAATTCATTAATCCATGTATCGCGAACATCTTCCGCAGTAATTTCATCAATGCGTCCGAGCAATGAGTCGCATAATTTCCGCAATTCTTCTAATTTTTCCTTTGAAAACGAATAAATTTGCATAGATAGTAAATAATCAAATGTGCCATCTTCGGCATAATAGCCCCGTTCTGTTAACAACATTATAATTTGCGCTTTTGTCTTTTTAAAAATAATTATTGATTCATCTATAATCTCAGAAACAAACCGATACCTATTCCGCGCAATGTTTAATTTATCTTCCGCTTCTTTCAATAAGAATGCTTTGCGAAGATGATAAACACGTAATCGTTCAGCGTGAAAATCCGCAATTATTTCGGAACAATTATTATATTTATGAATGCCATCGTGGCGATATAAGTGCATATTAGTAGTAGAAAACGACACAGCAAGTTTGAACTTTTTCTCGAATTCATAATTATAATTCTCAGCCATTTGCTCATCAAGGTATCCATCACGGAATGTAATGTTAATCTGAATCTCGTTGGCCATTTCATTGCTTATAACTATATCCTGAATAGTCCCCTCCTCAAGAGCGGCAACCGATTCAGAATCTTCGTCTTTTTTTACCTCTTTTTCAGCCTTTCCAGCAAGGGAATAAATAAATTCTTTATACTTACTAAACGATTTAGACAGTTTAGACCCAATAGGCAATTCAGTAATTTTGATTTCGTTAGGGGAAATAAGGGAATAAACCCCAAGCGATAAATATTTATTTTCATCAACGCGAATTATTTTGCCACGAAATCCGCGATACCATGGCACTAAATCAATCTGTTGTTCGCGCCCTTTAATAACATCAATTAAATTAGAGACTATTTCATCGGGGTTATAACAAGAAACAGAAGTGCTCCACCCGGTGCCAATACCTTCAGCGCCGGTAAACAAAACT